GCCATCACCGCCATTAAGCAAGCCCTTGCAGCACCTGTGCAGGAGCCTGTGGGGTGGATAAGCAACAAAGACTTTGAACCCATCAGAATCAGGATTATGCAAGAGGCTTATGAACTTGCAGACAACAATGATCCTGAAGGCTACAACGCAATCAAAGTAATGTGTGGGGATGTTCAAAAAATGTTGTCACCACAGCGCACATGGGTAGGGCTGACGGATGAGGAGGTTAACCAGCTATACACACAGATTCAAGAACAAGTTGACAAGCATTGGACTGACGGCGGCACCAGCATGATGTTCCCAACAACTTTGTATAAGGCTTTTGAAGCCAAACTCAAGGAGAAGAACACATGAGCGAAACACCTACAGCATTTCCGTGGACACATGGCGATTTAACTTGCACGGGTATGACCCTGCGGGACTACTTTGCGGCAAAGGCTATGCAAGCGGCAATCACTGGATGCGCAACAAGAGGTGAAGTCGGTATTTATTCCAATTGGGCGGGTCTTGCTTACGATATGGCAGATGCAATGCTGAAAGCGAGGGAAGCATGAATCAAGCAATGAAAGTTGAAGGGCCACTTCATGTGGTTTGCCAATGCGATAAATGCAAGGCAGAAAGCCAAGAACCTGTTGTTAAGTTGCAGGAGCCTACGGTTGAACGTGCTTGGTTCACGATTGCTGAGTTGAACGCATGGGCTGACAAGAAGTTATCCGAGAATCCACATTGGGTAATGCCAAAAGAGGAGCCTGAGCGTAATGAACCCCCACCACAGCGCACATGGGTAGGCTTGACAGATGAGGAAATACAAGAGTGCTTGCAAGGTTTGCCAACACAAACGATTGATGTTTACGCAAGACGCATTGAAGCCAAACTCAAGGAGAAGAACACATGACAGACGAGGACTTGGTTAAAAACCTAGCTTGGTTTAGAGAAGAGGCTGGTCTTGAATCTGCGTATCCCGTTACGCACCCCATGTCAATGTTTATTAGGGCAATCGCCGCAAGAGAGCGCCTAAAGAAGCGTGAATGGATTGGGCTGACGGATGAGGATGAACTTGATTGGGAAGAAGGTGGCAACTTAAAAGATTTAGTTAAAGCTATAGAAGCCAAACTCAAGCAAAAGAACGGTTATGCCGAGGAGAAGAACACATGACACCATCAGAACAACTGCATCTTGATGCCGCAAGATATGCGACCAACCGAAAGAACGCTTACGTCGAGGCAATGAAAAAAGGCGACGTTCCCCACATGAGCGATGAAGATTTGAACGGAAGGTGGCTTGCTCACTACGAAGGATACCGAGAGGGCTATTGGGTTGCCATTGGCGACACCAAGTTCACAACCGATCCACTCAAGGAGAAGAACACATGACTAAAGACGAAGCCCTACGCTTGGCGCTTGAGGCGTTGGATGCGTTGTGCATCAATGATTACAGCGGGTATGAACTTGGAAAACGAGATGCACACCTTGTTGACAACGCCCTTACCGCCATTAAAGAAGCACTGGCACAGCCAGAGCAGGAGCCTGTGATAGTTGACCCTGCAACGATGGAGTTGGCTGAAAGTGTTGGTCTGATTGGCCCTGCAAGCAGGACGCATGACTTACACAATGCAATTCAGCGCTTTCACGACCTGATATGCGCCAACGCAACAATCAAGGCGGCAGTGGCTTTTTCTCACACACTAGAAGCGAAGGATGAGCCTGTGGCGTGGGCAACAAGAGAAGATTTTTATCGTGAACTTGAACATGCAATGAATCGTATGCGTCAACAGATGGAAATCAAATCCGTGACCATGCGATGCACAGACTATGACCTTGCGTTACCAGTCATTGACATTTTTGATGGCCGTATTTTGGTTGGGCAAGTCACCACACCACCACAACGCACATGGGTAGGGCTGACGGATGAGGAAATACAAGAATGCTTACAAGGTTTGCCAACACAGACCATTGATGTTTACGCAAGAGACATTGAAGCCAAACTCAAGGAGAAGAACACATGAGTGAAGGACTGTTTGATGATGTGCCACTGATGAACCGTGAACGAGACAATTCTTGGAAGTCGTTCATAAAGCGCAAAGACGTGAAGGCCATGTTTTCAGAAGAAGGCTTTGGTTTCCCGCTTAACCGTGGCTACTACGACCTGTGGTGCATCTGCTGGGCGAAGGCATGGGACAAAGGATTCATGGCAGGGATTAAAAAAGAGAGGAACACATGAACGCCATGCAATACTTAAACAATCTGCGCCCAGCCATACCCATGTCCGTTGAAAATCCATGCACACAGATGAGCGGTGGTGAGCTACGCCGACACATCCAACAAGGCGCGGTGTTGATTAACGGTGAGCGCATTACGCACACCGAGGAGATTGACTTCCCTGTTTTCTCCTTGGTGTTTTTCCCAAAGTCTGCAACCCGCAGAACAACTATTATTTAACACATGAAGACAGACTTTAAAACGTGGAGCCGTGAGACGCTCGAACAGTTTGCCCGCGAAGCGGCAGACGAGATTACAGTCTTAAAAGAACTTAACACAGCACTACACAACGCTTGGAAAAAGGAAGTATCAATCAATGCGCAAATCAAATCACGCGGCAATTCGGGCACTGCTACACCAGAACCCTGACGGACTTATGGTCAGCGAGGTAGCTAAAGCATTGGGCGTGAAGAACGATTCAATAAAAGTTGCCTTGCGAGCTATGGTCGATACTTACGTAGATCGCTGGGTTAAATTACGTAGTGCGCCAACGGCTGCTGTATGGTGTGCCGTTGAAGTTCCACCTAACTGTCCTAGACCAGATGACACCAGAAGCAAAAGTAAAAAAGAAGATAAACGCCGTACTTGATGCGGTGGGTGCGTACCATGTGAACTACATCGGAGGGCTTGCTGGTAACAACGGCACGCCTGACATCATCGGATGTCACCAAGGTAGATTCTTTGGGATTGAGGCCAAGGCGGGTACGAACAAGCCTACGGACTTACAGATGAAACGTCTGCAACAAATAGCTGAAGCAGGTGGGCTTGCATTAGTTATTAACGAAACCAATATCCTGTACCTTGTCGGGTGCATGGACAACATCACAAAAGCTGAGAGCAACTATGAGCAATTCAGAACCAACCACAGAAACACAGATGACCAGCCAGAGCCCAGATTACTACGTAAACAAACAGCAGAACAAGAACAGCTCGAACTGCAAGGTTTGCAGCTGGGAACAAAGATAATCAAATGAGCATACTCTGCATAGACTTTGAAACCTACTACGACCGTGAGTATGGTTTTGCCAAGATGACGACTGAGGAATACGTGCGTGACCCAAGGTGGGAGACCATCGGGTTCGCATACAACATTGACGGGGGCCCGACCACTTGGGTTCCTAAACCTGATGTTGAGCGTGTGATTAAGTCTATTGACTGGTCGGACAAACTTGTCCTGTGCCAGAACACTGCCTTTGATGGAGCCATACTCGCATGGCACTACGGGGTGCAACCACAAGGGTGGCTAGACATCATGGGTATGTCTCGTGCCCTATTCCCGCATGAGAAGTCGCACAGTCTTAAAGCTCAAGCTGATCGCATGGGTGTCGGGGTCAAGGGCACTGAGGTTGAGAACGCGCTGGGCAAGCACTACAAAGACTTCTCGGCAGAGGAACTGTCACGCTATGGCGACTATTGTTGCAATGACGTAGTTCTAACGTTAGAACTTTTCAACAAATACATGGCCCTCGACTTTCCAAAGATTGAGCTGAAGCTGATCGACCTGACGCTACGTATGTTCATTGAGCCTGTGTTGCGCCTAGACCGTGAGATGTTGGTTAAACATTTACAAGAAGTCATAGATCGCAAAGAGCAGTTGCTTGATGAGTTGGCGTACAAGTTCGGGGCTCGTGAGGACGCCAAGACCATGCTGATGTCCAACGAGAAGTTCGCCGCCGCACTGGAGTCGTTGGGCGTTGAGCCGCCCCGCAAGGTGAGCCCGACCACAGGCAAGTTAGCGTTTGCGTTTGCCAAGACCGATGAGAAGTTCAAAGAGTTACTTGAGCACCCGAACGTAGACGTGCAAGCACTGGTGTCGGCACGGCTTGGGAACAAGACGACTATTGAGGAAACTCGTACTGCTCGGTTCATTGGTATGGCAGACCGTGGGTTGTTCCCTGTGCCCCTGCGGTACTACGGTGCACACTCAGGCCGCTGGTCGGGGCAAGACTCTGTGAACTTGCAGAACCTACCTAGCCGTGGGGAGAACGCAGGGAAGATCAAGAAGGCTATCTTGCCGCCCGAAGGCTATGTGATTATTGATTGCGA